ATCTATTTGTTTTACCCACCTGTTCAGTTCTTCTATCTGCTGGCTCATGTTTCCCTCCTTGAGCTATTGATAGCATAACACCCCTCCACGGGAATGTCAAATACTTTAGTTAATGTTTATTAACCCTTGATTAGTATCTCGGATGACTGCTTGCTTTTGTTCATTCCGTAAGCCCATTCAGCTTCGATAATTTCATATCCATCATACATCTCTCTTATCTCCGGACAGTCATTATAAGACATAAGCCACCCATCACGACTTGTCAAGATAGAATGTAGGCGCTCATGATCAAATGAGTCATGAAGATTGCCGTCAATGCCGTATAGCGAGTTCTGTGAACCTTCAAGCATGTACGGCGGATCAAGATATAAAAACGCATTTGGGTGGTAGTCTATGGCGTCTTTAAAGTCTGCATAATCAACTCTGAAGTTTTCTGCTTTAAAGTCTCGCAGTCTTTGCACTGATGAGTGGGTGAATCTGGCGTATGACGCCCTCTCAGACCACCCACCACTAAATGTAGCACCAGAGAAACTTGCTCTGTTGATCGCGTAATACTTTGCTGCTCTTTCATATGAAAACATAAACGAGTCAGTTTTAAGTTCTTCACGATATTGATGAAACGACTCTTTTGAGCAGCCTGTAACAGTTTCGCCAGATCTTATTGTGTATTGTTCTCGCAAACTTTCTACTGCGTCTGCAAGTTGTTCGTTTCCCTCGCATAACGCCATCCAAAACCAAACAAGTTGCTTCATTTTATCGTAGCCAAAGATTTCCACGCCACGATCTGCAAGTGCTAGTTCCACCGAACCACCCCCGAAGAATGGCGAGCAAACTCGCTTAACATTCTCGGGGATGTGAGGGAGGATATGTTTGACGGCACGTGACTTACCGCCGGGATATCGCAGTGGTGTTTTCATTTTTTCACGCGGCGGACTTGGATTCGAGCAACTTAATGAATAATTCTGTGATCATTTTGCACCTTTTCAAAGATCCTTGCCAATTGACCCTAGCGTGTTCCCTGTATCCGTCTCCTGACTTATCTGCCTTTTTAAGGGCTTCGTCTGCACCAATAAGCATATTTAAGTAGTTGCGCTCATTCAGTCCATAATCCTTTATAGACTTGTTTTGTGACCATAAATAAGCCTGAAACCACATAGACAACAGCAGGTTTGATATATCCGAACTGCCGCTTGAAGGCTCATAGTGGCGAATACTCCTTCTGTGAAATTCCATCGCGGAGTCTAGCCAAGATAACTCATCTCCATATGCAGACATCGAGCGATCCGAAAATGTGCCCTGAGATAACTCAAACGTATCTGTTCCTTTCGCGTAATATTGATCCAGTACGCTCTTTGCCACAGGTGGGCGCTGAGAGGGGTTGTCCTTTAACGCTCTCGCATGAACCAAAAACTTAACAATATGTTCTGCATCTTGCATTCTATTGCGCGCATGTTCTTTAAAGCACGAGCCTATTGCAGAATAATACTTACCATCCTTTCCGGAGCGTTCTCGGACCCAATGTGCGATATAGGTTTGTTCAGAATTTCGCTTTTCTTGTGGGTTAAGGGGCATTCCATCATTCAAGCTACGAAATTGTCGTGGCAAGCTCTCAAAAGCCAAGTTGCTGTACTCTTGGAGCACAATTGAGGCTCCCAAAAAAGCATAGCGTACAGCCGGATCTAAATCCTTAAAATAACAGTTCTTGTAGGTATAGGTATTTCCACGGTCTGTAACGGTGCCCGTAAAAGTGATTTCATTGTTGCGGAAACGCCACAGAGTCTCTGTCCTGTTTTGTCCATCCATTGAAACATAACGGGAACCTGTGTTAATAATTGTGTCGTAGTTTTTTGATGGATGATTCTGAGCGCAGTTGAGAACATTTGCCAGAACAATTGGCGTAGTGGCAAAATTATCAAAGACGCTCTGAAGATAGTTAATTTGTGTTGGTCGGTTCCATACATGATTTCGTTGGAACCACTTTGGCACCTCAATTGTGTTATAAATACTCAGCAATGCATTCACAGTTGTGGTTCTGGTAAAAAAATTCGTTGACATATTATCTCCTTTTTGAATATGCTTCAAGAAGCCTCTTTAACGCGAGGGCTTGAATATTGAATTTAAATGCGGCAGACTTTACACCGGTCTGCCAGCGGCTTTTACTACTCTGTAGTTGTCTCACTCTCTGTTGTGCCGGTGGTCTCTCCCTCAGCACTAGTGGTTTCTGTCTCCGTTGTAGTGGTAGCAGAAACCTCCACAGATTCGGTGGTGGTCGTGGTTGTTGCTTCTGTAGCAGTCTCGGTGGTATCCGTAGATACTGCTGCTGGATCAACTTCACAGGTGCCGTATGCGGTCGCAATGACGAGAGCGCCTCCGACAAATGTTACCCTGACCTTCCATGAAGACCATTGTGATTTCAACCAATCCATAGTATTACTCCTTTTTGATTAGTAAAATTAAGCAGAGTATTAACCCGCTCTGCTATCGGTATCTCAAACTAAATGGCTTACTTTCCGTTCATCAGTTCGTTGAAGGCTTTATCTACGTCACTAGTGGCATTTCCATATGCTACAGTTTCGCGAGAACGGGATTCGGCACTTTGGGTGCCTGAAAGTTGCTCATCGAGAATGCTGTCGATCTCTTGTGGAGTGTGGCGCTCAAAGAGAGATCCGAAGTCAGGCATACGATCGAGGAGGGCAGGGATCGCTTCCGTATCTTCGAGCAATGGGGACGTGTTTCGCCTCATCTTCATGTTAGTTTGAGGGTATGCGCCCGGTGTGGTGGGCTTAGTGTAAGTCAGCGTGATGTCAGTACCCTCACTGGCATCTGTGATGTCCCCATATTCGGGGTCGAGGATATATCCAAGAAGCAACTCGTAAGCCTTCTTGCCGTATCCATAAATCTTTACTCCCTCTTCCTCTCGTCCACGAACGAGTACTGGTGAGAAGTAACGTGCTCGGACAAACAGAGACTTCGCAAGTTGCTTGCTAGCGTCGTCGTTGTTCTCCGTCGCGTCCTTCCAGACCGAAGAGGCAAACTCGCAAATTGGGCAGTTCTCGCCAAAGTTGCGCTTGGGACAAAGAATGCCGCCCTTGTGCTCGCCCACGTTATAGTGGAAGAACATCTCCTTAAGCGGATCTCCATCTGAAGTCGGTACAATGCGGATGTCGGTGTCTCCCTCATCGGGCTTAAACCACACCGAATCGCCCTTGTCGGCTCCCTCACCACGAAGTGTGGCAAGTTTCTTTCTCATTAGTTCCATATTGATTGACATTACTTTTTTCTCCTATTGTTTAAAGTATGCAGTGCGTTCCACAGCATCTAATGTATCACTCTTGTTCTAGCCTGTCAAGAGTATTTTGTTGATTTTGTATTGCGTTAGTATGGGCAACGCAGAACCCAAAGTCTGGTAAGTGTGTCTCGTAGATTGCATACGAAATCTTGCGGTAAGCATTCCGAGGCTTAGTCTTCAAAATGTCTACCAGCTTCTTATGCAATCCTTTTTCCTTTTCTAATCTTTCTTCATTTATACACATATAATAACATAATTCTCTCTCCGCGTCAAGGTCAAAAAGCCATTTTTCTTCAAGTTTCTTCATACTCAAAATTGAAACAGATCGTATCTTGTTGATGTCCTGTGGCTTTGAAACATTGCCGACATGAGGCTCTGTGTGCTCAAAGTAGTTGAGATAATGCACACTTGAGAAGATCGTCTCGTTTAGCATATCATAGTAGTTTTTAAGGTTTATGTTTTCAAGGACTCTCTCGATCATTTCGTTTGAAATTATAGTGAGAGAGCGAAACAAGCCGGAACGTGCGTATTCTTGCAGAATGCCGTATGTGGCGTTTTCTACAAGCCTTGGAACACCCGTTAACAACTCAATATCAGGCTTGATGTAAAATACATCCAACTCCTTATCTTTTATTTGTTCAAGGATGCCGAGAGAGTAGATAGAACTCATAGATGAACCTACGACAAAGACTTGAACCCGATCTTTTATTTTCTTGAAAAAAGTTTTTAAGTTCGGGACGTTGTTTTCGTATTCTTCTGGTGTTTCGTAAGTCTCTAACTTGTATTCGTTCTTTTCTGTGCCTTCTAGGCTGCTGCCCAGCTTATACGTATCGTATTGAGGCAGGGAGTCAAACCTACTAGCAATAGCAGACCCAGCGTTACCGATCCCAACTATTGAAATCATACGTTCAGATCCTCTAACTCATAGTAGTTCTTTCCAGCCTTTAAATTAACCATAAACTTGTCGAGTTTGTTTTGAGCAAATACTTCCTTGATCTCTGGTATCATTTCTCTGTCTTCGTCTGATAAGTCGATAACCAACTCGTCATGA